GATGGACCAATTCCGGCGGCAGTTCAGCGCGGCGTTGACGGATGTCCGGCAGCGACTTGCCGATAATCTTGACCAGCCCGGCGTGACCGACCCCGTGAGTCTTGTCTCGGTCGTTGTTGACAAAGAGGGCGACAAGCTCCGGGGACGACTCCGCAACGGAGCGACCGATGGCGCTAAGGCTGGCGTCCGGATGGCACGACGCCGGTTTGACTTGAGCGTGAGTTTTGACCAGCCCCCACAGTCGGCGATTGACGCCGTAGAGGATGTCGTCGCGTCCTACGAGTCGGATGTCATGCAGACATTGACGGACGGGATTGAGAGCGACCTCCGGGGTTGGCTTGACGAGGGATTGACAACCGGCGAGATACGCAACCGCCTCCTCAGTGCTGGCTACCAGTCCAGACTTGACGACCGACTCACGGAGACCCACGCCCGGACCATCGTGCAAGGGGCCGCCGAACGCGGGAATCATATTGCGATGGACGCAGCCCAGGGCGTCATCGGGGAGCGGTGGAACGCGACAAATGACGGCCGGGCACGAGACACGCACCTGGCGGCGGAGGGGCAAATCAGCCCGGTCAATTCCTCGTTTATCGTCGGCGGGGTCCGGCTGTCCCATCCCGGCGACCCGGAGGGGCCGCTAAGAGAAATCGCAAACTGCCGGTGTTATTCAACGCCTGTGTTTGCCGACGAACTCACGGACAGCGAGGTGGCGCAACTCCGGGCGGGCCAACGGCTCAACGTGTGACCACAACACGACCACAACTGACAGAGATATATGACAACAACACTGCGGAAGGCCGGCGAATGGGTCACGAAAGACGAGGACCGACAGATAGCGACAGGCGTCTTGTTGGTCCCGAATCGAATAGATACTCAGGGCGATTTCTTCCGACCAGACACGATTGAGCGAGAGGCTCATGCCTATCTCCAGCGGCTCCAACGAGGCGACGCAACCCAGCGGCTTATGCACGCGGTTGATGCCGGCGAGAAAGTGAGTCTGATTGAGTCTCGCGTGTTGGATGGGGCTGAGGAGGTCGGCTCTGAGGAATACGCCGCCGGTACGTGGGTCGTCTCGGTAAAGGTTCACGACAGCCGGTTATGGTCGTTGTTCGAGGACGGGACAATCAGCGGGTTCAGTATTGGCGGCGACGAGGTGGAGGGCGAGACGCTCCCCCCGGAGGAGACGCCGGACAGCCTCACGCGGTCTGCTGAGTGGCCCGACGACGCCCCGGTACAGCGGATTGACTCGGTCCGCATTTACGAGTTCTCTCCGGTTGACCAGCCTGCCGTGCAACCCGCGACGGTACAGGTGCTCAAGTCCGCCGAGAAAGACCACGTTGACGACTTGGCTGCTGGCGGGGAGGACTGTGTTGAGGCGCTGATTGAGCGCGGCCACAGCGAAGCTGACGCCGAACGGTTGTGCGAGGTGATGCACTCCGACACGGTGAAGGCCGGGGACACCAATCCCGATATCGGCAAACCGTTCAGCGCGCCGAACGGTGCGACGTTTGAGGACTTTGAGGACTGTGTCTCTACGATTGCCGGCGACGGCACCAGCCGCGAGGAGGCCGAGGCGGTGTGTGGCTCCTGGCAGGCTGAGAGTAAAGGCGGCGACGGTGCTGAGTGTAAGGTTGAGGTCAACGGGACGACAATAGACTTGACGCCGCCGGAGTTCATGCGGAACGCCGCGCAGTTGGCCCTCTCGAAAAAAGAGGAGTTTGTTGATGATATCGGCGGGTGTGGGTCCGGTCGTGGTGAACAGCGGGCGGAGCAGATAGTCGCTGGCGACCTCGGTCCGGAGGACTTCATTTCTCGGGATAACGGCACTCCAATCCCTGCGTATCTCGAAAGTCACGCCGACGATGTGGCTGACGTGGACGGCACCCCGCCGGAGTGGTCGGACGAGGTGTGGACCAGTCGGTGCGGCCCGGTCCAATATGCGCTGTGGGGTGGCCTCGGCACCGGCACAGCGGCGGAGTGGGCACAGCATCGCGCGAACGACTTGACGCGGGCGCGGGCGGATGACGATGTGCCTGACGAGGACCTCCCCTATCCAGAGGTAGCAGCTATGAGCAACTCCAACGAACACAATTCAGACACGAACACAGTAGCAGAGAGCGCAAAGGCAGAGTACGACACCGGGACCTGGACTGTTTGGCCCCGGCTCGGTGGCGACTCTCGGGGCCGAGTTGTTGAGGTGATTGAGGAGCCCGGCGAGGGGTTTGACGACGCGATCTCCGGAGACGTGAGAGTTGAGGCTGAGGAGGATAACCCCGTCTATCTGCTGGAGGTGTGGGACGGGTTCGGCGATGAGGCCAGCCCACGCGAGGACGAATCCGGTCGGGGCGACACAATGCACGTCGCCAACAAGGAGGACCGACTGCGTGAAGTGTCGGACCCCCGAGAGCGAGAAGCGGCGTCCAGTGACGGCGTCGCCGAGCGCATCCGGGCCGCGGTCGCTCGGTTCGCGCCGGGCGACGGTGGCGGTAGCGGCCAGGCCGATGACTCGGGTAACTCCGACGAGGATACTGGTACAGGCGCGGCGTCCGACCACGACGCGGGGTCAGCCAAAGCGGCTGATATCCCGATTGAGACAGCGATGGCAAAGGTCGGACGCACACTCTCAAAGGAGAATGTCGCGGAGGCGAAGGCGGTCCACGACGCCGCCCAGATGATGCTCAGCCGGGAGTCGGTGCCGATGCACAGCAAGACGGCCGGGACATACACCGAGGACGAGGAGGATGACTTTTCGCTCGCAGAACATCACAAGTCTGCGGAACTCACACAGATGGTTAGCAAGCTTGGTATCCCCATGCCGGAGGACGCCTTTCTTCTGTACCCGAACGCGGGGCAGGCGGAGGCGGTCGCCGGCGACTTGGGACTGGCGGAGGAATCGCACGCCCACACTATCGAAGGAGTGGGCGAATTGTATATGCCGGGCCGGTCAATGAGCCTTTACCGAGAGGCGGTGTCACAACACGCACCCGGCCACGGCACGGGTGGGACCGGTGGCGGTGACGGCGCCGAACAGGGCACCCACTCCGACGAGGAGGACGGGGAGATGATGAGCGAGAGCGACCCGGCAGATGCCGGTTCAGACGGGGAGGGTGCCGAGGAGACCACAACCGACGACGACGTGGCCCAGGCCATGACCGACCTCGGCGAGACGGTGGAGTCAATGGCCGACCGCGTTGAGGAACTGGAGACCGAACTGTCCCGTGTGAAGCGTGGACAGGCGGCGTCCGACCAACTCAACGGCCAGGACCCGAACGGCTCCGACGAGCAGCCTGACGAGGTTGAGCAATTCCGGCGCTCGCTAATCCCGGAGTGACAATGGCCTGTGCCAGTGTCCTACGACCGATCGCAGAGCGAGACAACCACACGGACAACACAATTCTCTATTCAACAAATGAGTCAGAGTCAGAGTAGCGCACGCGAGGCGAATCGCAACAGCATGGAGCAGCTTGAAAAGAACGACACGGGCAATCTGTCTGGGGGCGTCCTGCCCCGAGACCTGTTCGAGGAGTTTTACCAGCGGGTGCAAGGCGAGGCGGAACTGCTGAACATCATCCGCACGGAAACTCTCTCGCGTCAGCAGGAAGCAATCCCAAAAATCGGCGTGGGCGAGCGCATCATGCGCGAGCAGTCCGAAGGCCAGGCCCCGCCGGGTGGCAAAAACAACGCGGTGACGGGGGCCGTTGAATTGGACCCGGTCAAGACGACCATCCCGTACGAACTGACCAGCGAGGCGGTTGAGGACACGGTTGACGATGTTGTTGACGTACTCCTCTCAAAGTATGAACAGCAGTTCGCCGTGGACGCTGCCGATCTCGCTGCCAACGGAGACGAGTCAATCGCGGACACTGAGCCGGACTCGGAGTTCATCGGCATCAACAACGGCTTTCTGGCAATCGCCGGCGGCGCAGACAGCGCGTCCGACCGACTGGGCGGCGACACCATGCCGACGTATGACCACGCTGGCGGCGGGGTCAACACGACGCTGTTTAACGAGGCAGCACTCACGATTGAGCAAAAGTACCTCCGAACCGACCCGGTGTTCATCACGAGCCGCCGGAACGTTCAGCGGTACTACAACTCCTTGACGGACCGCGAGGACGGACTCGGCGTGGCGGTTCTACAGGGAGACCAGGACGTGTCCCCGTTCGGGTATGACATCATCGGTCTCACGAGTTTTCCCGACGACCAAGCGTTGTTCACGAACCCGAACAATCTCGTCTGGGGGCTCCGCCGGGATGTTGAGATTGACGTGCTTGAGCAGTCCGACGAAATCCAAGAGCGCGACCTGTTCGCAAAGTACCACCTCCGCGCCCGGCACGATTATCAGATTGAGGACCTCCAGGCGGGGGTTCTCGTCAATAACGTGGTCTGAGCGGGGGTAGCGTGAAGCCCACAGTCTCCCGAGTGCGGGGCGAGGTCACGACAGGTCCCGACGCGCTTGGCATATCGGAGTCAAAGTTTACGACACTGTTGCAGCAATTCATACAGCGCGAGCGTGAGCGGGTGGCCGATGCGCTGGATGTTGCACTTGGCACGGTCACGACAACGGAGACGCTGTCGCGTCCGGAACACGTCGGGGCGGCATATCTCCCGTTACCCGACCGCCCGGTCCAAAGCGTCAGTAGCGTCGCGTTTGACAGTGAGCGAGTCGGTGGGCCGGCTGTGGACACAGACCACTATCTCGTGACCGAGACCCATATCGAACTGCGACCCGGAGCCGACCGTCAGCGGTGGCCGGTTGCGCGTCGGAGTATTGAGGTCACATGGACGCACGGCTATCCGGAGTCCGAGATACCGGAGCCGGTGGTCGGCGCTATCATCGGGTTAGTCCGGCAGGCGCTCGTTGAAATTGACGGTGAGGGTATCACCAGCGAGAGCATTGACGGGCAGTCAGTCAACTACGAGGTGCCGGAGGAAGTGGTGGCCCGCCATCTCAACCGTGCCGACTCGTTCGATGAACCGACATTCTACGGCGGCAGTAACCTCGTCTAAGACTCAACTATGCGCCAGCACCTCACCCGACGCCCACACACTGCGACGATTGAGCGGTTTGTTACTACCGGGGACACGAACGAGATCGGCGAACCACTCAAAACGCGCACGCAGGTCGCCGCCGAGGTCTCGTGTGCCGTCTCCAGTGAATCTGTGGAGTTTGTTCGAGAGGAGACCGGCGAGCGGGTGCAACAACCGCTGACCGCACGGTTCGCGCCGGAGGCCCCGGTACAGTCCGGCGACTTACTCACGTTTGACGTGCGACCGGGCACGTTTGAGGTGCGCGACATCACGCCGGTCCGGGACCTCCGCCGGGGCCGTCTGCTTGCGCTAACTGTTGAGGTGGAGCGATATGACTAATGCCTCGTTCACGCTTAATGCGGGCGATCTCTCGCCCACGGAGTTACAGCAGGCGCTCAATCAACTGTCCGGGACACTGGATAGCAAACTGCGGAGTGCGGCCCAAGATATCGGCCAGCGGATTCGTGGCGATGCGGCTGAGAAGGCTCCTGTAGACACCGGGCAGTTGGCCTCCTCAATTGAGGCCGTCGTTGAGGGGATTGGGTCGGCGATTATCGGCGTGCGTGTTGGGTCCAATCTCTCACACGCTCCGGCACAGGAGTTTGGCACCGAACCGCACTTCCCGCCGCCGTCAGCACTCCGGGGATGGGCGCAGCGAGTGCTTGGCGACCCGGACGCGGCGTATGCCGTTGCCCAGTCAATCGCTGAGTCGGGCACCGAGGCACAGCCCTTTCTTGAGCCAGCGTTTGAGGAGACACTCGTCTACGCCGCCGACCGGGTACACGATGCTGTCTCAGACGCATTTAATGAGGTGGGTCTCGCGTGAGTCGCAGCATTGACCTCCAAGGCCACGCGATAGATCGGCTGGCCGCCGCTCTGCCAGTGCCGGCCGATAATGTCGTCCCGGTTCAGATGGCCGCCCGAAACACCGACTTAGACCCCCGCATCTCGGTGGGGGCGACGATAACGACCGACCGAGGCAATAAACTTGAGACTGTCTCGGGGCAGGTCCGGGTCATCGTTGACGGCACGGATGAGTTCGTCAAGACGAACGGCACGGCTGGCTTGTCCGAGATTCAGGCGGCAGTTGTGGACGAGCTGACCAGCCACTCTCCGGCGTGGGGGGCGGTTGGCGTCTCCAGTCAGCAACCGGTAGCGTTTGACGATAACCTGAACCGACACCTCGGGGTTGTTGAGACAGCCCACGAGCGCACCGACACCCATCCAACACACCAATCATAATAACAAATGAGCGCATCCGATGTAGTTCAGGGGCGTGTCTATAACGTCAGTGTCAACGGCACGCAACTGGACCTGATAGCGAACGAGTCGTTTAGCTTTGACGCCGGCGAGAGCACATCAACGTTTGACCTGGCGACATCAACAACCACGCAG